TTTCTTTTTTTTATTTGTGATAGTAATTATATCTCGTAAATCCTTTACATTGTAGTATTCAACCCATAAACCATTTGGTGGAAATAATGCGTCTATTTTACATAATTCATTACTTACAATTGATAAGTCCAAATAATATTTTTTTATTTCAGGATATAACAATAAATACTCACCTACTTTATTTTTACAGATTTCCAAATCATAATATACTCGTTCAACACTTAAATATTCTATCCAGTTTGTAAATTGTCCTTTGAATACTATTTCAGGTTCTTTGGATAATCTATTATCTCTATCACATAGCTCATAATAAATTTCCTTACTTTTTATATTTTTATCAGCAATTATTTTTCTTGCTTTTTCATATGTTGTAGCAAGTGCAGTTCTTTTTATTGTTTTCAATCTTATTTTTTGAGTTAATTCATCGTCATATTCACCAAACTCATCAACCATTTCTCTTTCTTCTTTTTCTTTTGGTTTAGGTTTTTGTTTTTCAATCTCAATTCTAAACACCTTGATTTTTTGAGTTATAGTTTCATCTTCTAATCCCATTTGATAAATAACTTCTCTTACCTTTTTCAAATCAGGGTTTTCATTATTTTCTAACCAGTCATCTCTATTCAAAATCGGTAAAATGATTTTGGTTTTTTTATTTGTATCTTTTTTATTTTTTCTACTTGCTCTTAATGCGGATTGAACTATACGGATATTTGATGTCATATTTTCAGCAAATACAACTCCATCCAATAATGGAAAATCCCATCCTTCACCTAAACAATAAACACAAGTAATTATTCCAAACTTCGCCTTTTCAAAATTATTTATTATTTCTTTTTGGTCTTTTGATTTCATTTCACTATGATAATTTGAATAATACAAATCAGGTATATCAAAGTAATTATCATCTAATAACATTTTTATATATTTAATTAATTTTAATGAATTATCCTTATTATTTGAATATATCAATAAATGGTGTGAATGTCCGTCAAATATGCTTTTCAAAGATGCAAATGCACTCAAAAACAATCTCTTATCATTTTCTTCTATAATATTAAATCTTGATAATTGTTGTTCTAATTGTTCTTCATTTGTAATAATAGTTTGAATAACATAATCACAAATAATATTTTCATCAATCGCCCATAGCAAACATTTTCTATCAATTATTTCTCCAAAATATTCAACATTATCATTTGAAACTACAATGCCATCATCACACATACTTTCAAGCTGTTTAAGTGTAGCAGTTAATGATAATTGTTTAACAGATGGAATGTTTAACATTTGAATATATTTTTTTGTAGTGTGTGCTAATCGCATATTATTTGTAGTTAAATGATGAACTTCGTCTAATATTTTCATACCAAATACAAACCTTGTATGTTGTGTTGCAGTATATACTTTATGTGCTGATGAATATGTAGTTATTACAATACATTTCTTTTGATTATTTTCTAAAAATCGCATTATAGTTTCAATTTCTACACCACCTGACACAATTAAATACGGAACACTTTGAAACAAAACACAAATAACTTCTTCCCATTGTTTCAATAATAATTTATTAGGAACACCGATAAGAATAGTATTTGAGTTTAGTTCTTGTGTAATCCATAATGAAATTAGCGTTTTTCCTACGCCACACATTAATACCAGCATACCTTTATCGTGTTGTTGAAAATGTATAACTGATTTATCAATAATTATAGTTTGGTCGTTTCTTGGTATGTAGGAGACAATTTGTTTATTTGTTCTCTTGGATTTTAGCATATGAATTAACGATTGAATATTTATTTTTTTCATAGTTTTTCTTACTCTGTTGCATCTATCCAAATCACTAATTTCTTGTTTGGATAATTTTCTATATTTAATTCCACGTGTAATTAGGTAAGGTTCAATAAGAGTAATAATTTTTTTATTGTAAAATTCAATTCCAGCATCATATTTAACGTTTAATTCACGAAACTCATTTTGTAGTAAGCGTTCAACACTTCCCATTTTTTCAATAGGAACTTCAAATACCACTTCAAAATATCCTCTCTTAATCTCACCAGTAGCATATTGTGTATCCCTTTCAGGAATATTATTTGCCTTACCCATTTTACACGCATCATCAACATCATATGATGGATGATTTCTAACATAGATATATCCGTTAGTTTGGTTCATTTTGATAAAGTTCATATAGGTTATGTAATAATATATTTATAATAAAAGTAAATCAATTTTTTATTATATTCAGGAAATAAAATAAAAAACTTTTAAGAAAATCGGCGTTTTAAATGTGCAAAGGTGTATAATATTCTAAATCTTCTTCCGAAATTTCAACTTCACTCTCGACGCATACACGACTTTCATTCACAGGATTACTCATGATATAATTATTACTAATATTTTGTATATGTAAAAAAGATATCAATTTTATATTCAATGGTGGAAAAAGTTAGACCATCGTAGATTTTTGTCCCATTTTAAATCTTCAAAGGTGTATACAGTTATACAGTTATACAGTTATACAGTTATATATAACATGATATCTCTCCATACGTTTTTAAATACGGATATGTGCTGCTTTATAAACGTGTCGTTTTTCCATCTATCTGGTATCAAATAATCTATATGTAGCCCTAACCGAAATATATAAAATATAATTATATAAATGATTTCTCTCAACCTAAAAAACAATACGTCTATTATATTCCAATCATTCACATAACTACACATGTTATTTGGTTGGTTTTTCTCGAAGAATCGATGCGTATCCATTAACCCCTCCAATAATCGTGGGTATATATTTTTCTCGCTTTTGATAAAAATCATTTTTTTTATCTTGTCTAGACTTTGTAAATTCAAGAATAGTATCTTCCTCTTTCTATTCGTTTCTTTAGTCTTGAACATATATGGAAAAGCACCGTCAACGCAACCATCATCATCTGTCGCCTTCCGCTCTATTAAATAAGGTACGTAGAGAGATTTAATAATATTATCGATTAATTCAGTTGTTGTTTTGTATCGTTTTTTTACGATTTGTTTTCCCTTTAACGTATCGAAATAGGTTAGATAAAAACGGTTGTTAACAACCAATAAATCTTCTTCGGTCATGACGCCGGCCATCTTTTTTTTAAAACGGGACAGTACCTTTTTAAAATCCTGATGTTTTCGCAAGCATTTATAGCAGTCACTACATAGCTGTATAGACATTTCCATTTTATTTAGTAAAAAACATACTCCCATTACTGCTCCTATGCTACATCCGGAGACCCTTTTTATTTTTATTTTCTCTCTCTGTTCCAATTCCTTTATGTAAAGTAGACCTCCTAGCATATATATTCCATTAAATGCTCCTCCGTCTAAATAATATTGAAGAGACGGTTGCCTTTATATATAAACCGTTGGCTTGTCATAGTTATAATAGTATTAAGAAAGGTAATAAGACAATTCGCGTGGCAACTATTGATACCATGTTGAGTTTCTATTTTGCCTTTTTCTATAGTGAACGTGACTATTATGATGAAAATCGTATATTATGTATGGCACAATATTTATTTGATGTTCAACAGAAAAATAGACTTGAACAGAAAGGATTGTTGAGGCGATTTAGTATTAATTGTTATGGAAAACAGGAGACATTGGAAGATATGAGAAATCTCAAATCTGAAAAATACAAGGAATTAAAAGGAAAGGCTGGCACAAAAGAATACGAATCGTGGTTTTTGCGATATATTCCATATGAAGAAAAACTGGCAAAGGAAGATAAAAAAGGAAATAAACTCAAAAATAAAACCATTGGGAAAAAAAATGGTAACAAAAAAGATAAAGATAAAAATAAAACCAAGAAAAGCAAGAAAAATAAAACTAAAAATAAAACTATAAAGGGCGTATTTGGTATCTTTTAGACCAGTTGTAAGTTATATCGTTTAATATTGTAAAGTGTCCAACGTGTCACTATTCTTTTTCAGTCTTTCTTCTTCTCTCGATTTTTTCTCTTCCTCTTCAATTTTTCGTTCCGCTTCATCTTCAAGTTCAAACAAGTATTGTCGCCCTTCCAGGCAGATATCCATCCATGTTAGAGCATCTATTTTTTTTTCACCATCTCTATTAAAACCAATCCAAACACCAGCAAGCCCGCCTTCTTCACCCCATTCATTTTTTATCCAACAATGTGGGTATTTATCTACTAAACTTTCTAACCACTCCCAATTTGGGTTCCAAGGACTCCACTTATTAAAAATAATTCCCCTAGTTCCACGCACTAACATTTCCACTGTTTCATGATAAACATGTTTGTCATTTTCTTTATGCTTCAGTTCATTAATAATTAGGTCATTTAATTCTTTCGTAAATTCTCTATCTTCACATGTAATAGTTATACGGTTTGAACAATCATTCGGCATATTTAATATATAACATATGTTATTTGTCTTTATGTAATTATCCATAATATTTAGTTTGTTGGATCGGATTTACCGAAAATACTGATAAAATATTACACCTTTTTACGTTTCAACGCTGTAATTAAGTATAATAAAATTGATTTAATAAATATTTTATTATATTATACATCAAATACAACGACTATATAGAGAACGAATATGCAATTGAAAATATTTCGAGATATAATAAAATCAGTATATAATGGTTATTATATCGATTTGGGACAAACAGATGTTCTTGAGGAAAGTACACTTGAAAATATAAAAATAAATGTTATTCCACACGAAGGTGTTCATAAAAATGTAAATTATATAATTACAATTAAATTTCAAGAAGAAGACAATTGGCCAATTATTTATATAGATTCGGAAATATTTGATAAAATTAAAACAAATCAGTATTTACAAGATAAAGGAAGAGTAGGAACTCATAAAGGTATATGTATTAAAAATATGGGGTATGGATATAATTTTAATAAATACTTTAAAGAAATATGTGGTAACATGTGGGAAAATTATATTTATAATTTGATTTGTGTATTTAATAATTTACAAGATTTTGAAAAAGGTAATGGTATTCGTTCAAACTATAAAAAAATATTGTCTTTATAATCATTTTGAGCGTTTGGAACGTTTATAATTTGTTAAAAAAAAAAATTGATGTAATTAAAACTTTTTAATTTATAATATAATACGATACGATGGAACTTATTAGATTAACAGCAAATAACGCACATGAATATATTGGGTATGATATACTATTTAGAACAAGAGGTATTCATATAGTAAAAAAAATACTTGGTGTAAGTAATACTTGTGTTAAAATTGACCACTCTGATTTACATAATAATCTACAAGTAATATCACGAAAGGTATTTGTAATAGTAAATCGACATGGTGTATAAAAAACAAAAATAAAGAGTGTGTTGAAACATCATAATATACACATTTGAACATTTACACCGATGAATATTTACACCCTTGAAGAATTAAATCCGCATAGCGGATTCATTCTCCAAGTAAGATACCAGTAATGATTTGAAATCAAGCACCTCGCGGAGGTGCGGTTTTAAATCTTCACCGGTATAAAGTGGCACGCTTTGCATGCCATCTAATTCATTTATCGGTAACGTTGCCATTGGATTTAACACGAGAATCATTTAGGGTCTTCCCAAGTATTTTTTACTGTCTTTATGCTACTTTTACACCCTTGAAGATTTAAAATGGCACCCCCCAAATTATTTTCTATATTTTATAAATTAAAACTATTCCAAAATGATTTATGAGTTTTAGTTTTTAGTTTTTTCTTTTTTATATTTTTTTTATTATTTTTTTTTGTTTTATTTACTTTAGGTTTCCACGACTTTGCTAAATACTTTTTATAACTCGTTTCTGTTTTTGGGTTCCATTGTATTATATAATATCCTTTTTTTTCTTTATATATATCACTTCCATCTTTCCACGAATCATAAACTATTTTATCATTAGATTTAACTACCATTTATAATATAATATAATATTTAATTATAAATGTGCGGTTTTAAATATTCAACGGTGTATAATAATTTTTTATAATTATTATATATATCCAAAACTATGACTACATGTAATCCGAAATTAACCTTAGAGGAGAAGGAAGTAGCCATATTAAGAAATGCCATTGATATCGCGGAAAAACAACAGGGACAAAAAACCGTAAGTGACCCGGATGTGAAAAAAATTATTTCTATTTTGGAGGATTTTCTCAAGAAGAAGAGACTTGTTTGTTATGGTGGAACCGCTATTAATAATATTCTCCCTTTAGAAGACCAGTTTTATGATAAAAACGTCGAAATACCAGATTATGATTTTTATTCACCACGCGCACTTGATGACGCAAAAGAATTGGCGGACATTTATTATAAAGAAGGATTTCAAGAGGTGGAAGCAAAAGCAGGTGTTCACCATGGAACCTATAAGGTATATGTAAATTTTATACCTGTGGCAGATATTACTTATTTAGAAAAACCGTTATTCAATCGTGTTCAAAAAGAATCAATTCGCGTGTATGGTATTTTATATTGTCCTCCTAATTTTCTCCGTATGAATATGTACTTGGAACTATCTAGACCAGCCGGAGATATAAGCAGATGGGAAAAAGTATTAAAACGTCTTATTTTACTAAATAAAAATTACCCTTTAAGAGGAAAACAGTGTGACCCCAAATCATTTCAAAGGCAATTTGAACGTATAGATAATAAGAAGGAGGAACAATTATATTACACCGTGCGCGACGCGTTTATTGACCAAGGATTGGTATTTTTTGGCGGATATGCTAGTTTCTTATATTCAGAATATATGCCAACCGAGCAAAAAAAACTGTTTCAAAAAACACCGGATTTTGATGTTCTCGCAGATGAACCAGAAAAAGCCGCTGCTATGTTAAAAGAGAGATTAGAAGATTTTGACTACAATGGAATACAAATAATGAAACATGATGGAATTGGAGAAATTATTGCGCCGCATTACGAGGTAAAGGTGAAAATTAATAATATTGAAGAGACAGTTGCCTTTATCTATAAACCACTTGCGTGTCATAGTTATAATATTATAAAAAAGGGAAACAAAACCGTTCGTGTCGCGACCATTGATACAATGTTGAGTTTTTATTTTGCCTTTTTCTATAGTGACCGTGATTATTATGACGAAAATCGTATCTTATGTATGGCCCAATACTTGTTTGATGTTCAACAACGAAATAGACTTCAACAAAAAGGGTTGTTGAGACGTTTTAGCGTTAATTGTTACGGAGAGCAAGAAACATTGGACACGATGAGAAGTGCCAAAGCAGACAAATACAAAGAATTAAATGGACAACGAAATTCAAAAGAATATGAATCCTGGTTTTTACGGTATATTCCATTTGAAGAAAAAATGGATAAGGAGGACAAACGAGCAAACGCGGGCAAAGGAATGGGCAAAGGGACCAATAAAAAAACGGTCACCTGGAAAAAAACAAAGAGCAAACACACAAAAACGAAGAAAAATAAATCAAAGAAAGTATTTGGTCTTTTCTAAATGCCATATGATATCATCTAAAATCCGGGTTCCATAATTGTTTACCATTACATATATTTATGATATGAATATTTGTAATCTCTTTGGATAAGGCGATTCTGGCATGTTCAAAATCAATTATCCAAATTTTACCATATGTATTATTATCTTCTACGAAATTGTATCCGGTTAAATCAGGATATTTTATTCCATGTAATACAAGAGTACGCACTATTTTAACGACCTTGTCAAAGAGTTCATCTGGTACATCTGTGGCATTTTCACCATAATTATGCGACAAGTTATTCTTACCTACTTTCAACATAACCATTATTTTATTTGCCTCGTCGTACTCGATAATTTCAGGCACATTTAGAATCTTCAATTGATGAACATATTTTTGCATAAAATATTCACCGTGTTCTACGTTGTGTTTTACATAATACATGTCTGGTTTAGATAGATATTGTTCCAGTTCCATTGCCATGAATGATAATATAGTATAATACCGAATAATACTTTATATCATTATCAAACAGTTAAGTATAACATGATATCTCTCCATATATATTTAAATACGGAAATGTGTTGCTGTATAAATGTGTCATTCTTCCAACTTTCTGGTAATAAATTATCTATACGAAGCCCAACCCGAAAAATATAAAATAGAATTACGTATATAATTTCTCTCAGTCGAAACAATAATATATCAATCATAGTCCAATCATTCACATAACTACACATATTATTTGGACTGTTCTTTTCAAAGAAACTATGTGTATCCATCAATCCTTCAATCAAACGTGGATAAATGTTCTTTTCATTTTTAATAAAAATCATTTTTTTTAATTTATCTATACTTTGTAAGTTTAAGAACAGTATTTTTCTCTTGCCAGTTCTTGACTTGAACATATAAGGAAACGCCCCGTCAATGCATCCATCATTGTCAGTAGGTCTTCTGTCTATTAAATAAGGAACATAGAGAGATTTAATTATATTATCAATTAATTCTGATTTAGATTTATATTTCCTTTTGACTATTTGTTTTCCCTTTATTGTATCGAAATATGTCAAGTAAAACCGATTATTTATTATACTCATATCTTCTTCTTTTATCACATCTGTCAGTTTTTTTTTGAAAATATCAACAACCTTTTTAAGGTCTTGGTGTTTTCTTAAATATTTATAACTGTTATTACATATATCTATTGATATATCCATCTTATTTAGTAAAAATAATATACCTAATATTGCTCCTATACTACATCCGGAAACTCTTTTTACTTGTATTTTCTCTCTACATTCCAATTCTTTTACATAAAATAGACCTCCTAACATATACACTCCGTTGAATGCGCCTCCGTCCAATACTAAATCTATTTCGGGTGGCAAATGTTTTTCTGGTATATTTTCAATCAGTGTATTTATAAATGTGTTTAACGCCATATGGCTTATGTTTATGTTAGTTTATATTAGTTTTTCATTTTATTTACACACTGTATATGGCAACTAAACGTCCGTCTTGGCAAGAATATTTCAAAACAATTACCGAGTATACATCAAAGCGTTCTCCATGTGAAAGATTACAAGTTGGTTGTTTATTGGTCAATGACAATCGTATAATTTCTCAAGGGTATAATGGATTTTTGCCAGGTGCTCCACATGAATCTAAAGTTATTGATGACCACGAACAAGCAACTGTACACGCTGAACAAAATGCGATTACTGATTGTGCTAAACGCGGAGTGAGTAGTAACGAGTGTGATGCTTATATCACACATTATCCTTGTGTAAATTGTATGAAATTATTATGCGCTGCCGGTATAAAAAATATTTTCTATATAAACGATTATAAGAATGACCCACTTGTTGAATATTTTCAGAGTATATCGAATATTCAACAAATTACAAAAATTTGATTACACGGTCGATGGCTTACATTGATGTTGGCTTATTTGTTATGTGTTACACCTAAATATGTTGTAAATGCGTCAATACCCTAGAAATAACATAATAAGAAATACCGAAGAATAAACTATTCACAATATATCCAGTTAAATTTGGATTTCCATCTTTATTGAAAAGAGAGGGTAACATCGATAATACTTTACTTCGAACAATCGGTAATTGAAATATAAAGTATAGAAGACCGATAATTATAGGAATTTGAAATTCATCATATAATATTTCAAGCGAATCACGAGAATTTTGATTTTTCATTCTTCGCACCATTATCTCTTGCTCAGTATCTGTGTTTTGAATATAATCTTGTTGCTCCTTTTGGGGAACAAAATTTGGCGTTGTTTGTTCATCCGCAAAATGAACCGTGTTCATAGGAATGTCACGAGATGGAAGTCCTGTCGCACCACTTGCGACTGCTTGTTGAATCCCAGTCACCATTTCATTCATAAGTTTTTGTTCATTAATAGCATGTTGACCGTTGTTATTGGACCCAGATACCCCTACATTCGGGTCATATATACTGGGTTTGTCGGATGTATGTAATACGACATTTTGTCCACCTCCTCCTGAAACAGGTTCCATTGGCAAATCAGCTAAATTCGTAGTATCAGACATATCTACTATATTGTTAAGAATGATAGATATCCATAATTACGCAAAATCTATTTTTTTTTTGTTATCATCACATATATTTGATTCCATTTCATACTTAAAACAGTTATTTCCATATTTGTAAATCTTCTTCTTTATATCTTCTAAACTAGGAGCATTGAACTCTAAACAGTTTTTTTTGTTGCATCCTTTTCTAAACAATGTTGCTAGTCCTAAACCAAGTAATACGGAAATAATAATTTTACCGGTATCAGAATGAAATAGTCTTTCTATTTTCATATTTATATATTATGTCTATATTATACCGATGCCTAATATGCCTATACATATATGTAAATAACAATATTGTGTATATTACATATATCAACTATATCTGAATTGGAATCTCTTCTATATCATTTGAGCATTTAATAACCGTTTGTTTTAATTGAAAACAATTACCCGCCTTGTCACTGAACTGAAACAAATGTTTATTATCATTTGTAGGATAAACCGTTATCTGTTTTGGGTCGGGACTAGTTATAAAAATACAAAATATTCCTATTAAGAAACTGATTATAAACACACGAAAATTTATCCAAAACATTTATAATAACTACTTATAAAAAATTCCTCTTATTTTTGTATTACATATTGTCGCTATAGTCCATAGAGTTCATAGAGTCCATAGAGTTCATAGAGTCCATAGAGTTCATAGAGTCCACAGAGTTCATAGAGTCCACATAGTCCATCTCGTCAGCATCATCTCTTAATACACTTGTCATAGGCTTCTTTGTATTATCGTCACCAACCGTAAACGATATGATTTTCGGATTCTCAAACGGAATCGTCATATCTTGTAACGTAAATACGTTTCGCACTAATTTATGAGTGTTTGTTTCCAAATCATATTCAACCGCCATATATTTGTATTTCAGATTTCGTAAGTCAACTAATAAAGGAGTTAATTCAGTGTCATATAATGTAATCATATCCTTAATTAATTGTATTTGTCCAGTTTCATTGAATTCGTCAACAGTTGATTTAATGAGAGATACTTTATTATAAAACATTGTCATTTTGGTACGTAATAACTGCTTATTATCCAAATTAGATACTATTTCAATAAATTTTGTTTTGTATTCCATCAAAGTTTCTAAATCTTGCGTCAACTCTTCTTTTAAACCAGTAAAAATTTTCAATGTGTTCGATTCTTGTTCATATCCAAACAATAAATCTAATTTTGTTGTTATTATCTTTTCCTTTACTTCATCTACACCATTCTGAAAGACGGCCAATAACATTTCTAAACTTACATATTTACCCCTGTTTATTTTAATATTTAAATTACATGGTGCTATTTTATCCCCACAAATAGACGTTAATATACCATCTTTGTGTTCAAAAATAGTCCCTACCTTCCGCTGGCAATTAATACAATTGACCTTCATTTTTCTATATTTGTTTTGCTTTTGTTTCATAGTTAGCATAGTATCTTTCATAATATTATTTGTTTGAGATTGAACCTTTTTATCATATTCATATTTTAATTTATAATACTCGTTCAACTTTTCGGTGATGTCACTATATATCTCGTTCTTTTTTACAGTAGATTTTGGGAATAACTCAACGGGTACATTTTCTCCTTGTGAATTATATTTGCGGCTCATATAGATTAAGAGAATATTTTTCTATTGTAAAACTGAACTTCTGGATTATTTTGCCAGGTAGACAAATCACTTGCTACATTATTTACTTGATTTTTTCGATAATCCTGCATAAATCGTAATTTGTTTATTATATATTCTTGTTGTTGTCTCTTAATATCCTCTTGAAGTTTTAGATTATTTTTATGGTTGTATTTAACATATAACGTTACAATAACAATACACGAAAATGCTAAAAATAGTCCTACATTGTAGAGAAGATTATTGTATTTATTTTTAAATATATGACATTGTTCTAAAGAAGTGCTAAGAAAATATTTAACACCCGGTTCAATTAAACGAGGTCGAATGTTTTGAAGCGTCTCCATTAAATTATAATTTTATAATTTCAAATTAAATTATACACATTAATTATATGGCTGCCGCAAATCCATCAACATCAATGATATTTTTTCTAATATTAACATTGGTTTATTTCATATTCAAATATTATACTAAATCTCCACAAACCATCAAAGTTTGGACAATTATTTATTTTTTAGTATTGATTGTAGTCCAATTTTTTATAAATTTAGGACTAACGAATGAGATATGCGGGTTTACACAATATGGCACTGCTATGAAAACCACCATATTACCGTGGTTACTTGTATTTGGTTCAATAAACTTGCTATTAATGGTATTTCCAAGTTGGTTGAGTCCATTTTCTAATACGATTGGATACTTGTTCGCATACATCACTGGCGTGAATAATTTCCTTAAGAGTATTTTAAAGGACAGAAAGACGTTAAACTTGGGAGCAAATCAATCCGAAATGATAACTGCTATTAACAATGTGTATGACGATAAATCATTGCTCATTAATTCAATGACATTAGATAATTTACCAGCATGGTGGCAAAGTATGACAAAGGGTGGATTATTAAAGTCTGGTGTAGGTGAAAGTCACTTTAATGAATTAACTAGTTATGTAAAGATGAAAGATGAAATTGCTCAGTTTATATGGTATGCTTTATCTGGAGTACTAACAACATCTATTAGTTATAATGCTATACTAAATTCAGGTTGTACAAACTCTGTAGCAGAAATGGAAAAGAGACATGATTCATATTTAGAACAAGAAAAACAAATAGCCGCTTCAAAGCAACAAAAGGAGGGTAGTCAAATGGTTTATAAATCATATGAATAAATGATTTACCTAAATTTAGGAATTGTAATAAAATATAATACGGCTAAATATGACAAAATGCCTAACAAAAGACTTAATAACCAAATCGGTAGTACTGTTTTTCTACGTTGTCCCAGTCCAAATTCTCTTAAAGTTCCAGTATTGTTATACAAAAATCCAGGTTGGACATAATTTAATAACGAAAATGATACTAAAAATAAAAGAATTGCGAAGCTATTGATATTGTTTCTAATAAAGTTGTAGTTCATAGTATATTATATATAAGTAATAATATATCATCGTTAATTTTATTTTATTATTATAGTTTATAATGAATTCCTTTCAAAACAATAATTCTTTTATGTCTGCGCTTGCCCCTTTAGGTGGTGAATACTGTAACTATTTCTATTACTTGATGGTTCTTAATTTCATCATTCTTTTGTATATTCTTTTATCTGGGTTGTTCATATTCTTATTTGAGAAGAAGAGAGAGAATTTATTCCAAGTTATATTAGTAGCTCTTCCTACTTTCGTCGGATATTTTACTACTCGATTATTATACTCTATGTGTGTAGGTTCTACCCAAATGTAATTTTACTGTTACACCGAGTAATTTCACCGTCTGATATTGTATTTACTATATGATAAATACAATATGATACATATGCGATTCCTTCATATACGTAGGCACATGGCACCTATTTATATTGTTCTTTTATTTGAGTAGTTAGATATGTACTTTTGCTTATAGCACGAAATATTTTATTCATTTCTTTTTCGTCGCTTGCTATATCAGTCATTGAATGACATATTAAAGTTGTTAATTTAGTCTGTAAGTTGTCATCATTGTCCCAACCTAGATTAGCATCTTGCCATTTGTTTATCATTGTTCGCTGTTTAGATGAAAGTGTCTTAATACCGTGTAATAGAATATGTAATTCATTATCTTTTTCCCATACATCATTCTCTTTAATATACATTGTCTTGCGAGCAGGATCGGTACAATGAATTGGGCGCTCTAATATGTCCATACTATTAAGTCCATTCACTACCATATTGGTTATTGTCTTTGTTAAGCCGTTTTCAATTGTGTCGTCGTATGTTTCATTAGTAATTGGAAGAGAATGTATAAAGTCCGTCAAATTCATAGCATTTTTACAATGCTCATTTAAAAACATATTCACATTAAACTGATTATTATTTGTGGTATTATTGTTTGTAATTGTATTATTACTATTTGTATTTGTATTTGTTCCCTTGATGTATGGAATAAGATCCATAAAATTGTTCTGAATTTCCTTGTTTTCTTTTAATAGTAAGAGAACCAACTCTTTAAAATCAGTTTGGTTTTCCTTGGAAATTTCAAGTATTTGATTTTCAGGTTTATTATTATCTACATAGATGGAGCAACCTGTTTTGTGTCTGTAAAAACTACTATGATGCTTATATTTCTTTCCACAATCACACACGTAATTACAGTTGGTGATAAAATGCGTAAATTTATCACCAGACGCTATTTTGTTATCATAATCGGACATATGTGATAAATCATGTAGCATTTGTGTAGCATTTTTGTGCTTTGTAGTGAGATGATGACGGTTCATTTCACTTTTCCTACTACATTGATATAAGCAAGGAATACACTTAAATATATTGGTGATTTTTTCCGCGTTTTGTGTAGCATTTTGTAGCATATATGTAGCATTAGACAATATTTCTAAATGGTTTGCATAAAGAAATCAAAAACTTTACAATAACAAACGAAAACAAAAAAAAATAAAAATGAGAGCATTATGCTCTAAAACACATTTTCACTGTTTTTTCAAATTCATTTTCCTATTTTCAAAACTCTGCAAGAAAAACCTGTGTAGAATTTTAAAAACTGAAAAATGAATTGAAAAAAATGTAAAAAGTAAAATACCTACTATTATCAAATGACAGTGCCTTTTTTTCAGTAGTAGAAACCTCCCTACATATGTAGGCGACTCACTACATAGCCTTCATAGTGTTTTTAGGGGGGTTGAAAAAAGAACACCGTGTAGCGCAATTTACCTACATGAATTCATGTCCAAAAAAAACGAAATCCAAAAATCAGGAATGCCGTGACTGGATTTTGATGATGTTTTATACGTGTTTTAAGGTGGTTTTGAGAATCGAGCGTTTAGTGGAAATCCAAGTTGTAAATGTTCTTTTCGTAAAAACACTGGATACAATTTACAATAGTTTATTTTTGTATTTATGTGGACAATCTCGTGGGAACTTATATCTTTATGTGGACAATCTCGTGGGAACTTATATCTTTATGTGGACAATCTCGTGGGAACTTATATCTTTATGTGGATAAAAACAAGTTATTCAACTCTTATTATCATTATTATACATTATGTACCACTAGTTAATCTATATTATTTTTGAACTGAATAGATGATGTAGAGAGAAATTCGAATAAATATAAGGTAATACATGATATAGTATAATAATAATAATAATTTATTTCTTATTTATAATATGGAGAAAAAGCATATTTATACCATTGCTTTTGTAAGTACTGTAATATGTATTACTTTACTAATTAATTTATTTCTTACTTATAAGATGGAAAAAAAGCCTATTTACGCGATTGCTGTTTTCAACGACGACATAACAGGGGTTGTTAAATTTACTGAAGATTTAGAGAATAACCAAATAAAAATAGATTTGAATTTGAAAGGATTAAAATCAAATAGTTTACATGGATTTCATGTGCATGAAGCAGGTGATTTAACTGATAAATGTACGAGTATGTGTGCTCACTTTAATCCATATGGAAACATACATGGATGTCCTGGTATGAGAGAAAGACACGTTGGCGATTTAGGAAATATCAAAACAAATACAAATGGTGAAGCGAAATATACTTTTTATGATAATATTATCAAACTTAGAGGGTCCAAGTGTAATATCATCGGTAGAGGATTGATTATTCATCAAGACGAAGATGATTGTGGTCAAGGAGGAAATGCCGAAAGTCTAAAAACCGGAAATGCCGGAAAAAGAATTGCTTGTGCCGTTATTGGCTATTCTAAACAAAATTGTGTATAGAGTTACACATGTGGTAATAAAAAATAATATTCAATCGTTATTATTTTTTATATATTTTTATGGATTTTCATATATTTACCCTACATTTAACTAGGTTATGTATGACTAAGTTATTATTCGTTATCGTCGAATTGAAGTCTATATTCGTCGTCCATATCTCCCATATCATCGTCATCTGGTATATCAGACATATCATACACATCTGCGTCTATTCTATCTGCTACAATTTGCCCTTCTTCTTGTTCAAGTATTGCGATTTCATTGTCAGCAGTGATAGCCTGTCCTAATAATTCTCTATTAGAAATTTGTTGCTCCATTATTTGTTCCTTTTCTCTCTCTGCTCTTTCTTCATCATATGTTTTGGCAACGTATTGGGTTAATCCTTTTTGTAATCCCTTGTTCCATCGTTCGAGACGATGATTTTTAAATAAATTTTCAATCGCTCTATCTTCCTTGGTCATATCGCGTAAGGTGGATGTAATTTTGTGCCTTTCTTTATCTTTGGACCTATTTATTTTCTCTTTAATCATTTGAGAATTTAAATTAATTAGACCTTTTTCTTTTCGAATGATATTCAACATTACTACAATAATATTGGCTATTTTCTCTCTAACAGTTTTTTGTTCACCACGAACAATATCTATTTCAGTAATCTCCGCCATGTCATCTTGTTCGTTTTCTACAGTAGTAGTGATTATGTCTTCTTCGGTTGGAGGTATAACCTCGATACTGAGTAGTTTGCGATTATCAGTTAATTGAACCAAGTTTTTAATCATATATAAAAAGTAAAAATGGAATAGTTGAGAGGAAGTTTGATTGTCCAAGATAGACGAGACTTCGGTTCCATCCACATTGACAATATTCGCATATAAATTAGTATAATCGACTAATTTGATGAAATCTTGTAAATCATCTTCATTTTTACGTAAATAAGGAAGAATAGTAACATCTTCGTAGAATTTTCGCAAAGACGCATAAAATTCTTTGATAATGTTTTTAACGTCGATATTATGTTCTTGTGATAATTTCCAATGGGTTGGAATTTTAATTTCACTATAATTCACATGATTCGATATGATATTTGGGAAGACATTGATAAAATTAAATATGGCATGTTTTACGAAATGAATAGAACGATACAATGTTTCATCTTCAGTATTTATAAAATAATTATTACCATTGGGATTGAACTCCATAATAGTCTTTATAAAACTGATTATGTTTGCCTTTTCACTTCGACTTACATCGGCAAACGAATTTAAAAAGTCGATAATAGTCGTTTCCATAGTTTGTATTTTCTCTCCCAATAAATTTTTAAAATCACGAATTTCTCGGTTATCACTACGTTTTTCAACTTCATACGTATCTAATACACTTTTTAATTTAAGTAAGAAATCTTCGCCAATAGCGTTGTTTGTATCAACCATATGTGTAATTAAGTCTCTAATCTGTGATAAGCTGGACGGATACGTATGAACTAAGTCCAATGGTATAATATTCAGTTTGTTTACAGAATCCAATAGTTCATTGAAAGAGGCCAAAGAATACATTTTGCCTTCCTTTTTCAATATGCGAATATTTTCTTTTAGACTTTCATTTCTGTCGTAATCATCTGGTTTCGTAAGACAGAAGGGCAGCAATTTATTATTGATAGGAATATCACTATTAAAGTTACAATACTCTATAAAACCTCTGTAAATAGTATCTTCTGAAAATTCATTGCTTACTGACGGAAATTTGATTTTAGTATCTTTTGGGTCGACTAGTAGGGAAGGTTTGGTCATATTCATCATATCATACGCAATGTTATACAAATAGGATACAATATCATTATTATTCGCAATAGATGGTTCGCGTTTAACGAAATAATCAATTGTTTTGTATTCACCTGTATTACAACACGAGTTTTGTAAAAAAGGAACTTTATTCGCATTGGTAAGCAATAATTTCTCTTTGTGAACTACTTTTTGAATTGATTGAATAATAGCCATTGAAAAATAAATAATTTTCGAGTCGATGACTCTAATTTGTTCAAATTGGTCTTTTGAACCAACTTTTAAGTTTTCTAGTAAAGCATTGCGAAACGATGTATCCAAGTTAGATGGCGTCTTATTAGTAATTTCTTGTAAAGGAGGCAAAAAGTTAATCCAATTCTTAATATCGAGTTCGATAGGAATAAAGTCGTTTTCGTTATGTAATAAATAATTTCGTTTTTCATCAATAAGCATATTAATATCCCCTTGTTTAAGAATATACGCGTCGATTGTATTTTTAATAGCAGTAGCAATTTTGTCACCAGATTTTGGCAGAGCCTTCCAAGGATATATATTTGTTTTAATTCCGGCAGCAACACACGCAATATATTGAATGTTAGAGATATCTTCATCTCCTTTAATTGGATAACCTATTAAAGAACGTTTACAACCAGGAAACGTCTTTTTAGAGGAAAGCGATGGAATAGACGTTGAAATAAATATAGAAATATACGCAAGTGTGAATGTCAACAATGATTTATTAAACACATCATTATAGGAGGGCATTTTTTTAGCGCCTTCTTTTAATTTTCGGTCGAGCTTCGCCTCATAGTCATCTTGTGTATCTACTGTTTCTTCTAGCGCCAATAAAGTATGTTTAATGATTTCTTCTCTCTGACTATCAAGCACAATTCCCATATAATTGGATACAGAAGTTATGACATTATTAACGATTTTTGCTTTTGGATTAGCCAACAGTTCTTTTTTGAGTAGTTTTTGTTCATTAGGAGTTTGAAAGATAGCAGTTCCTGCATCCATTTCAAGAATTTCTCTTGATTTCATCTTGAATCCAGATGCCTCATACCCTTCTTCACTGCTCATCATTATTTTTTCAATTTCCCAACCACTGTGTATATCAACGGTTCTATTATCTATATCAACACCTTGGTCATTTTTTATGGCAGTAATAGCTTCAAAGTAATCACCGTTTTCAACAAACACACTTGCTAGTTTTGAAACAAATGACGGTAGCAATTGCGTGTTCGTATCAATACAATATAACCAATACATGTTTTCATTTTTTATTTGGAGAGGAGCGCGAGTATATTTAGTTACAAATAGCACTATATCATGCTGTCTTTTGACAAAATCACCTTGACCTAGAATGATATCTAATTTTTTTATATATGGAGACTGGATAATGTCAGTTTCTTCCACACCAGTAGCCATCTTTACTTTAACCTCTTCATACTTGTATAATAAATAATTATTAATTTTCTTTAATTTGGATATTCTCTCTATTTCAAATCTAAAAAATGCGTCTATTTTCTTTTTATAATTGTCCAAACTTTCAATATAATTGGTATCAAATTCATTATACATTTCACGAATTAGATTCTTTTTAACTAGGTCGGAACCGATAGAGGGGTCGGCACATGTTTTATCGATTTGAATACATTTGTTTTGAATATTACAAAACAGTTCATTTGAACCGAAAAATGAATTCTCAGGAATAGCTTCATCGCGATTCCAAACATTATTTTCGCGTTTATAGTAGTAATACATTACCGAATCTATATTATCAACCTCTAATACAGCATAATGCCCATCTTGAACCTCTCTCTTTTTTTGTAACATAGACGTTGCTTCATACCTTGCTTCTGGTTTCTTGATACCGATATTCTTTATTAACTGGTCGATTAAAAAATCTTTAAAAGTAGGTTCATCCATATTGGATTGTTCGAGTTTATATTCATTTAAAATATCATATACGGTAGGGTCATATTTTTTATCAAAATAAACGGGAATATCATTGTCAGCATTCAAGTCTTCAAGAGAGATATATCGCTTAGTTAAAACATATTGAGCACATTGATTTTCCTGTTGTTTTTTATTCAACTCAACTTGAAACGCATCATTTTTTTCTTTTAATAAGTCGTCAAAATTAAAGGGGGTAAATAAATCAATATTTAAAACACTTAATGAGGTATGAAATAATTTTGTATAATCAATTTGATTCATATAGTTGATAATTTCTGAAGATGATAATACATAATCTTTTGGTATAGTTCCATCATACATTTTGCCTCCTTCACCTAATCCGTATTCTTGTAAAATCAAATCGCCAATATCACGTTTTCCCTTTAAAATTTTATAAAAAACATTTTCATAGAAGAAGGATTCTTTTAGATTACTTAACTTGGAGAAGATTTCTTTATTTGTAGCATATTGTTTTTTATATGCTAATATTTTCAATTCGACGAATCCTGTAATTTCTTCGTATTGTTTGAAAGATATATCATCTAGATAAATCAAAAACGGTTGTAAATAACTTACGACAGACGTTAATGACAGTTTGCCACGAATATGTTTTTTAACAAGATTAAATAGAACACGTGTCTTAGGAATAATTATTTCAAGAAATTTTTTAAATTTGTCGGGGTCGTTGTTGTCTTCACTTAACAAATACTCGGTTTTATTTTTCAGGTATTCGTTCTCATTAAATGAAAGTTCTGTATTTAGATTGTCTACAAATTTAGTTGTAATAGAAGTATTTTCTTTAAACATTTGCCAGTAATTCAAAAAATTTATATTTAAATTCGTTTTATCATAAATATTGGTTGATGGAAGGCTAATGTTTGAAAAATAAACAACTGGTTCGGGTAGGGTTAATATTGATTTGACAGATATTAAATCGTTATTTGTCATAGGAATTACGTTCGTTTTCATTCTAGTAGATGTAATCTCAGTTGTTTGTAGTTTTGATAATCCCAAGTTATATCTAGATATTAAAAATCGTTTACGTTTTATAGTATCGTTTTTAGCAATAGATGAATAAAAGTTGTCCAAATTATCAATTACTGTATCGAAATTATCAAGTACATTATTGACAGTTAATGAATTTGCGTTAGAAATCGTATCAAATGGCGTCAATTCGGGATTTAATTTGTTCATATAGGTGGAATAATTATCCGCATTTGTTTTATAAAGTTCGCGAATATCATATTCATTTATTCTTGATTGAGCTAAAGACAATGATAGTACATCTGGTACATCATTATCAGCATCGATATCTAAATTATACATTTTTTTAATATTTTGAGCAACTGGTAATATCCACGACAACTTGTAATTTAAATTGTTGATTTTGTCAACAAGTGGCTTATAATTGGCGCCCTTGAAAATAGGCATATTTGCGTTACCATTTTGGTCAAATGTAGAAAAAATGGTTCTTAATTGTTTGAATCGTTCAATCATAATATGAATATTATTTAAAACAGCACGTGTGCGTTGAGCATTTGGAATAGACGCAAGTAAATCATCTAATAATTCATTGGTTTGGGTTTCAATGCCATATCTTTTTTGTTCTTCAGGAACTTCGACAATTTGTGTAATTGCTTCTAATTGTGGTCCAAATTCAATTTGGTCGGCTTCTAATAAGAGATCCTTAAGTTGCGATTTTACACGTTCGACCGGAATTTGGATTGAGGAGGCTTCTGTAATTTCACGGTCAGGTTCATATATTTCTCCGTCTTCTTTTCCTAGCCAATCACGTTCCTCTTCACGCTCCATATCGCCAGTTTTATCCATCTCGTCAACAACTGTATCGAGTGCTTTCATCCTTTTAGAAATATCAGGAGCATTACGAATAACTATTTTCTCAATAGGAATATCTTCAGGAATACCTTTATAACCAAAATCAATATAAATCAGTTCCTTCTCCTCTTTTTCATTTACTATTTCAACTTCAATCATATCTTCTTCTAAATTAGTAATCTGTCCGGTAATTGTTACAGGAAGGTCGCCTCCAAAATGAATATCGACCCAATTCTCAGGTATAAGATTATTCTGTCTGGCATAGCCTGTCGTATCAGCACGATTTAAAATAGAAATAGACGTAATACTCTCATCAGACAAATTACCATCCTCTTTAATATCAAGTGTATGAACAATAGTCGTATTTTCATCGATAATTTTAATTTTTTTAGTATTGATAAAATCAATTAGAAAGATTTGTTGGTTTAACACTGAATTCGTGGGAGCATCAATTTGAATAATATCACCTAATTGTAAATAAATATTATTAGATGTAGCCATTACTTTATATTTATAGTAGAAATTATTATGAATTACGAAAAAATTGATTTAAAAATCAATTAAAGAAATCAATATACAATAAGTAAGATGCCAGTACATAGTTTAAACAGTATCCCCCAGATTGATGGTTTGCTTTTCGATGCGGAAAAGAGAAGTGAAATCGCGAAATCACTAAATTTGAAATATAATACATGGAAGCATAAAAATGGGTTAACCTATCATATTCTAAAGTATGATAAAGATTGGTTAGTTCGTGAAAATATAAAGTCGATTGGTTTATTAAGGTCTGTCATTTTTAAAGATGACGGTACAGTTGTTAGTTTTGCTCCCCCAAAGTCATTATTGACCGAAACGTTGAACATAGATTTAAAATCAGACTATGTTGCGGAAACATTTGTCGAAGGGACTATGATAAACGTGTTTTATGAAGCAGAAACAACCAGTTGGGAAATAGCTACTCGTAGTAGTGTAGGTGGTGGGACGTGCTTCTTTATGGAGAATGGTTTTAAGGAAGAGAATACATTCAAGTATATGTTTGATGAAGTATGTCAAAGCGTCGGGTTGAATTTAGATAACCTTAACAAGAAGTATGTGTATAGTTTTGTTATGCAGCATCCTAGAAATCGAATTGTAACGATTATAAAAGAAATGAGTTTATATCTGGTTGATGTATATCAAATTGAAGATAATAAGACAATCCGCGTAGTTTCAATCAATAATGATTTTGAAGACCTTGGAATAGAGAAGAGTAAGGTAAATCTGGTAAATAAAATATCATTAAAAAATGAAGAAGATTTACATAAGTGTATAGAATCAATGGCATCTATAAATACACCATATGATAATGTAGGGGTTGTTATCAGGAACAATATAGGCGAAAGATACAAGTTTCGGAATCCGAATTATGAACACGTGCGAGAGTTAAGAGGAAACCAACCAAAACTACAATATCACTACATTAACTTGAGACAAACCGGAAAGGTCGCTGAGTATCTACAATATTATAAGGAACATAAGAAGCCATTTAATGATTTTAGGAATATGATTCATGATTATACGAACGAACTACTCAGTAATTATATTCGTTGCTATATTAAGAAGGAGAAGACACTAAAGGAATTTCCCGAAAAGTATAGAGTCCATATGTATACACTTCATCATGAGATTTATTTAAAAACATTGATGCCAGAGAAGAAGTATGTGAATAAGGAAGTTGTTGTTCATTATTTCAATGGATTACACCCTGCTAAGCAAATGTTTGTTATGAATTATGATATGAGAAAGAATCACACGGACGGTGAAAATAACATTATGACAGATACAATTACAAATGATACAATTACAAATGATACAATTACAAATGATACAATTACAAATGATACAATTACAAATGATACAATTACAAATGATACAATTACAAATGATACAATTACAAATGATACAATTACAAATGATACAGTAGATGTTGCCCTATAGATACGCTCATTTATGAATAATAAAAATAAAATAAAAAATAAAATAATAGTAATTAATTTATTTTTTGTATATTCAATACACACCATCTGTTCCTGGAAGATATAGTGTGCCAAATATAGCATCTGTCCAGTATTCGCCAAAATTATATTTGGGGTGTTTATGGTGTAATAAATGATGATTACCTATTAGCCACGTATATCTATGGTCGTGATTCAAATAAGTTCGAATGGTAATGAAAATATACACAAACATTATACTCGATATGTGATACTCTATAACCAGATTAGGTATAAATATACCGACTGTTTGTATTGGGTATTCAATGAGATGGCCGGCAAAAGCATCGTTATATGTTATCTTATCATACGTAGTTATATGATGATATTTATGATATTTTTTATATATCATGATATTGTGTAAACAAATATGTGTGAAATAATACCACAAATCGTAACATATAACGTGTAATAAAAAAATATACATATCTACTATTCTATATATTTATATTTATATTTATATTTATATTTCCACACTAAATTATTGATTTATTCATTAAATTTCGTTTGAATATTTGTAAATGTTCTAATAACATCTTCAGCAGCAAATGTTAAATACTGAGAAACACTCGTTGTATCAGAGGATGATTCAAATGCCATACGGATGACACCATTTGGAATATGTGGATGAGGAACACGAAATCCAACAAAAGACAACGTTTTCTTATCAATATAATATTTTTCATAAAGGAAATAGGTTAAAGCATTACCCAATGTATAGTCTTCGTTTTTAAGAGTAATTGTATATTCGTTTGAAATGGTAGTATTTTCACTCATTTCAATTGGGATGTCATCCTTCTCAACCATCAAGATGAACTGCTTACACTTTTGAATCATAATATTACATGCTTTATGAACAATAGATGTGTTTGAAAATACGCCTACACTTTCAATAACGAAATCAAAACTATTTGGCACAGTAATACGTTTCGCGTCTAACAAAAACCAATTCTTCTTTTCGAAATCAATATCTTCAACCGACATACCAGACTTGACCAATTCTTTTTTCTTATCATTCCAAACATCATTCGCCTTCACAGCATCCATTGTATTACCATACGCACAAGTGGAAACAATATTATACATACCATCTTGTTTGGCCGTTCCGATATCAAAACGACCTGTAAATTGTATATGTTCTCCTTCAATATTTTCAGAAAGTTTAGGGCGAAGTCTTGTAATAGGAATATAACCACCGGTAAGTGTGTCTGGAGGGAATATTTCCTTAACATCAGTAGATGATAAATATTTCTCAGTTGATATGGTTTTAATCTTAAAATCAGCCGTAGTTAGAAGCTGAATCGTATCTGTTTCATTTTTCTTGTCAACTTCAACTACATAGTCTTGGTATGGAAAATTAGTATCAGTAATATGAATCGGAATACAACCAATTCTTTGCTTAATAATTTCGTTGTTAAGACGGGTAGTATTTATAGTGATGTCAACTTTACTTTCATTGTGTGGAAATGTTCTAAAAACAAGGGTAGGGACATCAGAAAGAATAATTCGTCTAAGTGAATTTGCTAAACTATGATTTATATTGCTCATAGTAAAGAACAACGTGTTATTTTCCTCGGATGTGATTTTAATAATAGGCTCCATCATTATCTAGATTATATATAATTATTATCGATATTATTATATCAATTTTTTTGAAATATATGTGTGAATATATATTTTAAAAATGAAATAAGTTTAAACATTCATTTATTAAGTTATTATTATTATAATGAGTTGTATTTTGTATTATAGTAATTATTGTGACAAGTGCAAGAATATTTTACGCTTAGTCAGCAAAAGCGAACTAAAAGACGATATCCATTTTATCTGTATCGACAAAAGATTTAGAAATCCTCAAAATGGAGGAACATATGTAATTTTAGAAAACCAACAGAAAATAGTATTACCTCCCCAGGTACAAAAAGTACCGGCTATGTTATTATTAAAAGAAGGAAACAAAGTTATTTTTGGAAACGAAATAATATATAAAATACAACCACGTGAAGAATATAGTAATGCGAAAGCAACCGGATTTAATGGAGAACCAATGGCATTTTCTCTAGGAAATGATAACGCAGGTGGTTTCGGTGTAGCGAGTGACAATTTTAGTTATTGGGATCAGGGAAGTGATGAATTGATGGCAAAAGGAAACGGTGGGGCAAGACAAATGTATAATTATGCGACAGTAGATCATAAAAGCTCTATAGAGACGCCTCCTGATACATGGACTCCAGACAAAGTAGGGGAAAATTCGCTCAAGGAAATGGAGGAACAACGAAATAATGATATGCGATTACAACAGATGAATAAACCGGCTGGAAAGTAAATCGGTGTATGTATTTTCTATGGCGGAATGCGATAATATATTAAATGCGATAATATATTTAAAACTAAAATATTAGATTAATAAAATGGATAAGACAACTATTTTAAAGGCATTTAACAACCAATTCGAAGAGTTTCTTGAGGATGTAGAAATGTTATTTCCAGACAATAGTGATATTAAAACGACGAAAACTGGGTTGACTATGTTAAGAAAGGCAAATCCGAAGATGATTGTATCAGTCTGGTATAGACATATTTGTATAAAATACGAGGATGAAATTGAAAAGGAGAATTTAGAGTATTTTTTAACAAAGGATTATTCGTCCGATTTAAAGATGGATGAGGGTGCGGCAAATAAAGTGTTGGATGGAATAGACAAGATTAGAGTGCCATTGAGACAATTGGACGCGGAAAATAAAAAGAAGGCAATTCAATATTTGAAGAATTTAAACCAACTATCAAAAATATATAACAATTAGATTGATTTGATTTAAACAATAATTATTATTTAGTTTATAGATGTCTAAATCAAGCGACGAACCCAAAATTCCAGAAACAGAAATCCCGGAAGAATTTGTAAAGGTAATATACGATTTAATCAATGACATATTGTTTACATTTCCAGAGTTCAAGGAAAACTTACACTTGGATTTACATAATATCAAAGAGACTAGGGATGAAGACAGTGTTCAATCAGTATATGAACATATCAAACAAGTTTTCCCAGAGCGTTTTTTCGATATTTTATATAAAAACGAAGAAATATTTACAAAGGAAGATATAAACACTGAATTTTTACCAGGAATCGATTTTAAAGATTTATGGAAGGCCGATATAAGTGTCAATACAAAGGATACTATTTGGAAGTATTTACAAATCATATTATTTTCAGTCATAGGAAAGGTAAATTCCCAGGATTCGTTTGGCGATACAGCGAAATTATTCGAATCAATTAATGAAGACGAACTAAAGCAAAAACTGGAAGAGACAATGAGTAATTTACAAAACATGATGAATGATGCTGGTGATGGTAGTGAACCAATTAATGTCACTGGAATAAACTTAGACCAATTGCCTAATCCAGATGATATTCAAGGTCATATAAACGGATTACTTGATGGAAAACTTGGCAAGTTAGCAAAAGAAATCGCAGCAGAGGCCGCTGAAGATTTGAATATAGATACCGAAAACGCGAAATCTGTAAATGATGTATTCCAAAATCTGTTTAAAAATCCTGGAAAGCTAATGAATTTAGTACAAAATGTTAGTGGTAAATTGGATAGCAAGATTAAATCTGGTGAAATAAAGGAAAGCGAACTTATGAAAGAAGCAAGTGATTTATTAAGTAAGATGAAAGATATGCCTGGTATGGGAGACATTCAATCTTTATTGAAGAAGATGGGGATGGGAGGTGCGAGAGGAGGAGCACAAGGTAAAGGAATGGACGGAATGGACGGAATGGAAGGAATGGGAGGAATGGCTGATATGATGAGAATGGCAGGTCTTGGCGGGTTGGGAGGTGGAAAGTTAAATTTAGGTGCAATGTCAAATGCTTTAAATCAAAATATGAAAAAAGCACAGATGAAGGAAGGAATGTTAAAGAGAGCAGCACAAAAAGCTGAACAAATCAAGATTGAAACGGAAAAGCAATCTGGTCGAATGGCAAATTTACCTCCATCGAAACCATTGACCGAGGAAGAGTTGGAGCAATTGGTGTTTTCGATTGAAGGTGATAAACCAGAGAAAACAATGAGAAACGACAAATCTGGGAATAATGATAAGAAAAAGAAAAAGAAAGTTAAAAAATAAATAATTAAGAATATATATATATAAATGTCATCGCAATATACTAATATTTGGTTAAATAATCCAGCTGTATTATTAAAAAAGGGGCAACTAAATCAAATCTGGCCTCGTGAATACATGTCTAGAAACGAAAAGATAAACGCCATCACTCGATTGGTTATAATATTAACACTTTTAGGATTTTTAGTAACTCAATCTTACAATTTCTTATTTACTGGACTTGTAACTTTAGGTGTAATTGCCGCATTATATTACGCGAAAGAGTATAAGCAAGATAATAAAGGAGGATTACAATCGACATCAGAAGGGTTTACAAATCCCGAAGTATATAAAGCATTGAAAGGTAACTTTACAAACCCTACCAATAAAAATCCTTTTATGAATGTATTATTACCGGAAATTCAAGATAATCCTAATCGTAAGATGGCTGCGCCTGCTTATAATAGAGCTGTTGAAAAACAAATAAACGACGATACAGAGAACTTTGTTGTATCAAATTTCGATAATGATCCTCAAATTAAGAAGAAATTATTTTCTAATTTAGGAGATAGTTTAGAATTTGAAAATTTTGGACAATACAATTTTTATGCGACTGCCAACACACGAGTTCCAAATGACCAAAAGAGCTTTGCTGATTTTTGTTATGGAGATATGGTTTCAGGAAAAGAAGGAAACGACTTTGCTTTGATACGAAATAATCCAAGAATTGGAGCCATCGTGGGACAGAATTAAACTGATTGCTTAATTGTCATAATTTAAAAATATATGTTTAAGAAAAATATTATTAAATATATATATATAAAAATGTCGGCTTTTACAAAAGATTTTACATTTGATAGTTTATCTAGAATTGGCGATGACAGTTGTGGATTAAGCGAACGAAATCTTCAAAACGTATCCCAATCCAATTATCTTTTAACCAACTTTTTCTCTCAGGACTGTGGTATGAAAAGACCAATTGAGTTTGCTACGACCCAACCCAATATTAATTTCACAGGTGGTTATCAAGTTGGTGCCGGTGGATGTAATATTGATACCAATTCCGAATTGCTAATTGGAACCATCAATACTCACCCCAAATGTCGCATCAGTTTGTACGAGCGTCCTTTTAAAACGGTTCCCTTTTTGGGACGCGGTTCTTCGAATCCTGTGTTAGAGTCACATATCCAACAAGGTGATATGATAACCAATAAGAAGAGCATCAATACAACTACGGAACAATCGTATATCCCTTATTTGAATTATCCGTTGTTGCCTTCTATTGAGAATTCGATTACAAACCCTGCTAATTTAGTAGAAGGTGTGGCTGCCGAAGGATGGGTTCGTGGTGGCGTTCCTTCCAGAGAGTTACAAAAGGACAAGGATTATAAATCTGGGCACTCTTCCGGCCAATATTAGAAATAGTAGAAATAGTAGAAATAGTAGGAAAAATAAGGTTTAAAAATAACTTAATAAGATTATGTAAATGTGTGAACTAGAGTTAGATTATATATGTACATACAAGATGATAACCGAAGAAGATGAAGACGAAAAGGGATTGAGTGAACTAATGTATAAAATTCAATATTTACAGTTATTTGGATTAACGGAATTTGATGAAACGGTTATACATCAAAAGTTGGAAGCTGTTTATAAGCAACTCGAGCATGAGCCATTTTTAGACGAATTGTTTGAACTTCATACTTATAAAGGGTATATGGCAAAGGAATTTATGTTTAGAACCATGTTTTCTTATGATTATTTTGACTTATTCCACAAACTATTGTATAGTTACTTTAATAAACTGTCAATTGATAATAGTCTCCATAACTTGAAAGAACTCCTCAAGGTTACGCATGATGAACGGACAAGTGAACGGACAAGTTAACGGACAAGTGAACGGACAAGTTAACGGACAAGTGAACGGACAAGTGAAAAGACGAGTGAAAAGACGAGTGAAAAGCCGCAATAATAAAGAGGACAACAAAGAGGACAATAAAGATGATTAAGAATAGAATAAAATAAAAATATATTATACTATAATATACTAATATGGCTTCGACCCGTAATAAAAATATGCCGAATGATTACTGTCTTCAACAACGTAGTTATATGGACTCGCGAAATTATGCTGAGTATACGTATTCTCAAGTAGGACGTGCTTATAACAACGCCTTACCTACGATGGGAATAACACCCAGCCATATGCCTAGGGAAGCCTTTTCCCAAAATTCGGTTGAAATAGAATCTGCTTTGTTTGGAATAAACGCAACTAATTTAGTAACTCCTGAAACACCAGTCGACCCTAAATTAATAAAGTTGCCAGAAATATCTTACTTTGACAGATTACCTGTATATATGCCCGAGGCAATGGTGGTACAAACAGACCAACGTCCCTTTCCAGTTCCAAAGTGATATACTATAACATTTATAATAAATATACATATGTATATTATATGTCAAGTGTTTCATGTAGAGATAGATATCAAAATTATGGAAGTTATTTAAGAAGTAGAGGAGCGGACAAAGCAGTTTGTGATTTAGGAGTTAGAATAAATAATAATACGGTAAATATAGAAAAAAATACGGCAAATATTACATATTTGTCAAACATTATTAGCAATTATGATATATCATTTACAACAATCGATTTGGTAGCGACAAATATAGATGTCTCTGGTGATATTAATTTTACAAAAAATCCTATTGTGACAAATCATGGTTGTTACAATAATCGGATTTTACAATGTTACAGCGAATCAACATCTATATTAGATATTAATGTGTCATCAAGCCCGTACCCTCCAGGATTATATGATTTAGCATTAAATACAATAATATATACAGATTTAGACCCAAATGCTCAAGCCGTATTTACAAATAATCCAGCATATATTGATTTTAGTAATAATCAACCCTATTTTAATAATTCTTTAATGGAAGTATATGTAAGTACAAAATTAAAGTTTGATAGTACGCAAACAAAAAGCATCTCTTTTGTTTTTGACAAGGTTGGTGCTCCAAGTCAGGAAATAATATTGGACACGCGAAGTATTAATCAAGTTGGTACTCCTACTACTGTTTGTTTCGGACCACAAATGTTTGCTTTTAAAAATGGTGATTTTACGACTGATATATCTTTTATATATAACCAATGGCAAGTCTGTATTGATATATCTGGTAATAACCCTAGTGGAACTGTTACGTTTTCAGAAAATCCACGAATGATTATTAAGCAAAAAAGTATCATTTAATTACAATATTTTAGTGAAATATTAGTATATACATAAACTATATATACTAATAATGTCTTATCCAAATTATAATAAATTTAATCAATATGTTACATGTTGTAAGCCAATCGGGGCTCAAGGTGCTAGCGGCGCGCCCGGTCCGATTGGTCCTATTGGTCCGATTGGTCCGACTGGCCCTCAAGGAAGAGATGGAAATTTTGGAGGAGCAACATTTGATTATACTTTTGATATTTCTATCAACGCAATAGACCCTGGGACTGGAGTTGTAAGATTAAATGATGTATCACAAAATATATCTACAGAAATATATATTGATAGTGAAAATGACGCAGGTGATAACATAGATAATTTTTTACAAACCGTTTTAAGTGTTAGTTCACCAATTAAGGGATTTGTTCGTATCACCAAAAAGTTTGACAGTACAAGCTTTTTATTATTTCAAATAAGTAATTTAATTGATAATATTGGTTGGTGGACAATTAACGTAACAAATCAAGCATTTTCTAGTGTGAGTCCATTTGTTAATTTAGATGATGTGTTAGTTAGTTTTGTAACATCCGGAGATACTGGAGCACAGGGAGCACAAGGAGAACAAGGTGCGCAAGGAGCGCAGGGAGCACAGGGAGCACAGGGAGCACAGGGAGCACAAGGAGATCAGGGAGATCAGGGAGCACAAGGGGCGCAGGGAGAACAAGGGGCGCAGGGAGAACAAGGAGCACAAGGAAATATAGGAGCACAAGGAGCACAAGGAGCACAAGGAGCACAAGGAGCGCAGGGAGAACAAGGTGCGCAAGGTGCGCAAGGAGCACAAGGTGATACAGGTGCCCAAGGAAATATAGGAGCACAAGGTGATATAGGAGCACAGGGAGAACAAGGAGCGCAGGGAGCACAGGGAGCACAGGGAGCACAGGGAGCACAAGGAGATCAGGGAGATCAGGGAGCACAAGGGGCACAGGGAGCACAGGGAGCACAGGGA